TGTTAACTGGTCTACACAAGACCGCGACATTGAGACTGGCCAAACTGATCTCGGTGCAGATGTCTTTGTGGAAGATACAAATGTTTTGGAATACCTAAGAACAATCTCGCGTTCTGAGCCAGGTAATCTTTTCATTGGCAAAGACGGCAAGGTTATCTTTACAGACCGCTCGCCTTCATCGGGCGGAGTCTCTATTGTCTTGGCAGATGACGGAACAGGTATTCCGTATCAGGGTATGAAAGTTGTATACGGATCGGAATTGCTTTACAACGAAATCGTTCTCAGCTCTCAAAGTGCAGGAACGGTTATCGCGCGAGATACTAGCTCGATCGCCGAGTATGGTGTTCTAAATCTCACACAGACTGGTCTACTTATGTCCAGCCCGACTTACTTAGAGCAGCTCGCAACGTATTACGCGATCAAGTATTCACAGCCTGAGTATCGTTTTGAATCTGTAGACATCGTGCTTGACGAGCTTAGCGACGAGCAACAACAACAAATCCTAGGTCTTGAAATTGCCGACTTTGTGACCATCAAATTTACCCCCAACGGAATCGCACCGGCAATCCAAAAAGTGGCGGAAATTATCCGTATCGACAATGACATAACTGCACAGAACCACATCGTCTCACTAGGATTTGCAACTGTCGACAAGGGATTCTGGACACTTTCGGATACCATCTTTGGTAGACTTTCAACTGGCAACGTTCTGGGATTCTGAGGAAAATAAATGAGTGGATTAGGCTACAAAGTTTGGGCGGCCAATGACATTCTTGCCGCAGCCGACCTAAACGGTTATGTCGCGGATCAGGTTGTAATGTATTTCGCGAGTGCCGCTGCTCGTAGCGCAGCCCTAACTATCCCTACAGCCGGAATGATTACTTATAGGGCCGATGGTGCAGTTGTTGAGTTCTACAATGGCTCTGCCTGGGTAGCTCTTAGCTCAGCGACAACCATAAACGCAAGTAATGTAATAAACACTTTGACTTCTTCTACTGCTACTTCCTACACGGTTCAAGAGGCAGACCAGGGAACAACTCTAAGATTTACTGCGGCTGGAACTGTTACAGCGACGGTAGGAACGGCTACCGCTTTTACTTCTGGTGAGCGAGTAGACATTATTGCCGATGGCGCGGCAGGTGTAAGAATTACCGCAGGTTCAGGCGTTAGCTTTGCAGGTGCAGGATCGACGGCAACTTCTTACCTGCTTCAACAATACGAAGCAGCCACAATTCTTAATGTTTCTTCAAATGCTTACCGAATTATCGGTAACATAAACGCGATCTAGGAGAACAATGTCAGGCTGGAAAGAATGGCAAATTGCCGAAGTCGTTGAAGCGAGCGACTTTCAAAGTTATGTCCAAGACCAGGTAGTGCAGGTTTACACAAACTCGGCGGCGAGAGGTTCTGCATTAGGCACGGCGGTATCTGCCGGAATGTTAAGCTACCTTTCGGCTTCGACGGCCTTAGAGTATTACGATGGCTCGGCGTGGGCCGCTGTATCTAATCCTGGTGACATCACCGCTGTAACTGCGGGAACCGGTCTAACCGGCGGCGGCACTTCGGGCGCGGTAACAATAAACGCCAACTACGCAGCTATCGGTTCCGCTGTTCTAGCCTCACCCAACATAACCGGCACAGCGGTAATCGCTGCTGGAACTGTAACTGGCAATCTGGTTATCGGTGGCGATATTAGAGATACAGGTTGGACAAGTCTACGCGCACTTGTCACGGACGCGTCGGCTAACCTCATCACATCTTCTGTCACTTCTACTGAGGTTGGCTATCTCGCCGGTGTTACTTCCGCGATTCAAACTCAGATAAATGGTCGTGTATCACAAACTAACGGCACAGTCACAACGGCAGCAGTCGGATCAGTTGTCGTTAGAAACATCGCAATTAGCACAGCTACGCCTTCTGGTGGCATGGACGGCGATGTCTGGTTGCAATACACACCATAAGGGGAGCAAGTGCCAGCCAATACTCGTGTCAGCGGAACCTTTAAGAGCGTCTCGAAAATTAGTTGCCGTGTCGGTGGCTCGTGGAAAGAAGTTACTAAAGGTAGCGTTCGCGTTTCCGGAGTATGGAAAGAATTCTTTACATCGTTTGTCCCACTCACAGTTGATTTTCTAGTTATTGCAGGTGGCGGTGGTGGAGCGTATGGTGGTGGTGGTGCCGGTGGTTATAGGACATCTGTAGGAACATCGGGAGCGAATTCCTCAGCAGAATCTAGCCTTTTATTATCAGTCTCGACTAATTACACGGTTACAGTAGGGGCCGGTGGATCATCTGGAACAAATATCGCCGCTGGTTCAAGTGGCGCTAACTCGGTATTCAGCACGATAACTTCAACTGGTGGTGGGCGTGGTGGTTGGTTTCCCGCTAATGCAGGTGCGTCAGGTGGTTCAGGCGGCGGTGGCGGTGGTGCGGACAGCGGGCCAGCAGGAGTGGGCGGCTCTGGAACTGCAAACCAGGGCTTATCAGGTGGCTCAGGTGCAGCACTTCCAACAACTAACGGTGGCGGTGGCGGTGGCGGTGCGTCCGTCGCTGGCGGAAACGCAGTAGCATCATCTAACGGTGGACAGGGTGGGAATGGACTTGGTTCCTCAATTACAGGTTCATCTGTAACTCGTGGTGGTGGTGGTTCAGGCGGTTGCTCAATTCAAACCACAGGTGGTTCTGGTGGTGGCGGGACAGGCGGAGCTTCATCTCAGGCCGGAACTGCTGGAACGGTGAATACAGGCGGTGGCGGTGGCGGTGGTGGTAATACGACTGGTGGCGTATCGGGTGGAGCTGGTGGATCGGGTGTTGTAATCATTAGCTATCCGGCTTCTTATACTATTTCTGTTGGTGCTGGTTTGACTTCTTCAACAGCCACAGTTGGTAGCAACAAAGTAACAACTTTTACTGAGGGAACAGGAACTATTAGCTTTGCGTAAGAAAGGTTTTCTATGTCCCCGATAACTCTTGGGATTATTGCTTCGGCAAAAAGCGGTGGCTTTGCAACACTTTGTCAGTATCTCGTAATCGGTGGTGGTGGCGGCGGCGGATCTACTGGCTACAACGGCGGTGGCGGTGGCGGTGCTGGTGGTTATCGAACAGGCGAAACAGTCCTTGCCTCATTTACGGTAACAGTTGGCGCAGGTGGCGCAGGTGGCCCTAATTCAAACAGAGGAAGCTCTGGCAACAATACTGTATTGGCAAACATCACTTCGGCTGGTGGTGGTGGCGGCGGTGTTTCTGATTTAGATGGAACCAATTTTGGATTAGGTTTTGCAGGTGGTTCCGGTGGTGGTGGTGGAAATAATTTATCTAATTCAGGTGGAGCTGGTAACACTCCAGCCGTAAGCCCTTCGCAGGGAAATAACGGTGGCGGTGGCGCAGGTGACGGCTTTTCTGCTGCTGCAGCAGGTGGTGGTGGTGGTGCTAGTGCCATTGGTCAAAATGGAGTTATGGGTTCGCAAAGCCAGGCTTTTGGCGGTAACGGTGGTGACGGCTTAAGCTCTAGCATTACTGGTAGCTCAGTAACAAGAGCGGGTGGCGGTGGTGGTTCTGCTGCAACTAACCCATCAGGTTCGGCGGGTCTGGGTGGCGCAGGTGGTGGCGGTAATGCTTCGATCACTACAGCAGATGGACAAGCTGGAACCGCAAACACAGGTGGCGGTGGCGGTGGCAAAAATGGCACAGGCTCCGGTGGTTCGGGTGGATCTGGTGTTGTTATTCTTCGCTATTCAAACACACGAACCCTTAACATTCCAGGCGGACTTTCTTCTACGACTTCCACAGTTGGTTCAGATAAGGTTACAATTTTTACATCAGGCTCAGGCACAGTTACTTTTAGTGAGGTATAACAAATGGCACACTACGCATTCTTAGACGAGAACAACATTGTTACCGAGGTGATCACAGGTCGCAATGAGAATGAGATTGTTGACGGAATTTCAGATTGGGAAGCTCACTATGGGGAATTTCGCGGGCAGGTTTGCAAGCGCACTAGCTACAACGCTGCCACTAATGGATTCCGCAAGAACTACGCTGGCATAGGTTACAAGTATGACGAACGCCTAGACGCTTTCATCGCACCTAAACCTTTTGAGTCTTGGCTTTTGAACGAAGATACCTGCCGCTGGCAAGCCCCAATTCCTTACCCAGAAGGCGAGCTAATGTATCGCTGGGACGAGGAAGCTGGCGATTGGGTAGCTGCTACCTTCTAGTAAACTGGTAACAAACCTACGCCTTCACTACCGGAGCGTATCTTATGCAAGACGAGCAAATCCCCACCTGGGCAATCGAACTTATCAAACAGGTCGAACGCCTAAACGAGAAGATACCTACTCACATCGA